AACAGCATTCCCAGTAGGATAAATGACTACCTCAGTAACATTTTTAATATCCATCATGGGAGGTGGCCCAATCATGAAGAAGAAATTGAAATCGTCACCAGCAGCTTCATATAAATATGAAGCAGCTTCAACGGATCCAAAACCACTTCGATTTTGGGACCGAATACATGTTCTAACATCATTTAGAACAGGCACCTGTGTAGAACCTACCACATCGGCACGAATACCTCGGTAGTAGGGAGAACGGATTTCATAAGCATTAGAAACCATTTGAAGCTGTTGGAATACAGGTTGGCCAATAGCATCCGTTTGGGGTAGCACAGTGACAGCATCGTCTACTTCGTCAAAACGAAGATAGCCTTCAGTCATCATTGATGGAGTAGGAGGAATAATTTTGAGCATAGAAGATCCATTATAAAAACGGAAAAGAAATGAAATCATATACCAAGGAGTAGGAGCACACCTCTCATTAAAACTATATTGTGACATAACTCTCGCACCACTAGAATCATTCTCAGTAAATTTGCGCGTTCTGAACCCAACAAATTCTGGAATTTGACTTAAAAAGCCAAACAAACCAAAACGTTTGGACAAAGCACGCAAACTTAAAAAGTATTCACCAGTAGTTTGAGCAGTTGGATCACGCGTTTTATGTGTAGGTATAAGTAAATTTTCATCATCTGGAATAAATACTGCACCAACATCAGATTGAGCATAACGATTTTGAAAACCGGGAGCCAAATTCATAATTGGACGCGCAATTTGATAGTCATCACCACCACTATGAGCAATAAAGAAGGTAACCTGATCAGCAACCGTTGGAGGACTTGATAAATCAACCAACGAATAAATCGCAAGTACACCTGTCTTAGTATCTAAAGTAGTAGCATCTGGTCCAGGATTATTAACATTAGAGCTACGCTTATAAGTTTCTCTCCATAATGTATTAGAAATAAAAGGAACAGATATTCTAAAGAAGGTACGTCCATTTTCATCTTGGCGATCTTTAAGATTACAAACCACATTGTAGTTAGTTGTCAAAAGATCGCCAAGTTGATCTGAACTTGTGTTGTCCAACTCTGCTAAGTTAGTTTCTGGGAAAAATACGACAGCAAATCGACCCTGATGATATGGAGTTTTAACAACCATAATATCATAGTTAATAGAGCCAGTCCATAAAGATCCCATCATGCTAGCATAAGCAAAGCTACCCATATACATAGTATCAGCAGTTTCAGTATTACCATATTGGTACTCTGAAAGAGGAGAAACTTCCCAAGACGTAATAAGTTGACGTGCTGAGAATTTTGAAGCAGGAGCAGTTTGAACATGGAAGAAATTTGGACGACCAAAAAGGTAAGCCAAAGACATCTCATCTTTGTTCTCGGGTATAAATGAAGAGCCATCAATACCATTGTCTTGAAGGAGGGCAAGAGTGACAGAATCATCTTTACCTTCTGTATGAATAAGAGCTTGAGTTGGTTTAATTACTCGCGCTTCTTGAGGGACAATAGTAACTGGCTTTGAAAGCCCGAAAACAGCAGCTGTACGTCCAACAGCACGTGAAACCCAAGCAACCATAGAAGCAGCTTTACCAATTACAGGAACTCCTGAGAGAACATCTGCAACTGTAGAGACACCACCTGCAATTTTTGAAATAGGTCCTTTGGTTTCCACTTCTCCCGTATCGCGAGCGGCAACAGGAGAAACATTAGCTTGAGCCACACGATAACCTTTCTTAGTCAAACGCCTAATATCATGTTCATCTCTATAAGCAGAAAGAACATCTTTACTAGTAGGTACGAAAAATTGAGGATTAATGAAACGAGCAAAAACAGTATATTTTGCAGTTTCAGCCGCAGAAGCTCCAATCAAGTTAGAGAAAACGTATAAGAATACTGTACCAAATTGATTTTGCGAATTACTTAGATCAAAGAGATCATAGATATTTGCATATGGACAAGTAATCTTAAGACTATTTCCCTCCTCAATAGAAACAACTTTATACGGACAAGAAGTTTGTGAAGCAAGAAAGCGAGTACCCTTTCGACGGAAATCTCCAGTTTGGTTATAGTACGGATTGTAAACCAACATCAGAGCTCCCTGCAAAAAGGGTTGGGCATTAATTTTTACTTCAATTTCAATATCAGCTTTCATATACTGATAATTTTTCAATTTGTCAACTGCAATTGTTGAGTTGGCAAAAATATCTTGGGGGAAATTGAATTGTTGTAAAAAGTTCTGGGTATTAGCATCGTAATCACTAGGTTTCAATTGAACAGGAATAGCTACATCAGCAGTTTTCCATTCAAAAGTACCTAAGTTTACGGGTCGTTCGAGTATGCTCTTGATTTCATGTATAGTGTTATCATTGAGCGCCATTTGTGTGACCGTCGAAACCATGGGAACTGACTCAGCAGACATTTGCACGTCAGTGAGTAAATTACCACGAGTAGAGTCGACCACGGTGTTTTGTTCTTGATCATAGGATTGAGTTTCAGAAGTCATGTTATAAGACAAGGGTAGATGACTATTTACCTTGAATTCGGAAGCTGTATCACCAGAGCACAGCAACACTCTATATATAAGAAAAGATAGCAATAACTCTCAAAGTATTCCGTTTGATTTTGAGAGCTAAGATCACATCTTTAATTGGAATTTACCACAGAGGAGTATATTCAACACAAGCAGCTGCATCACGATTAAATCGATATTCAGCCATTTGCTCATGCCAAGTCATGGTGGGGAAATTAATCCGCACCTTCGCACACTCCTCTCTAACACGACTACTCCAATAGTCGTATTCTTTCTTGGGATGGAGGGCAAGTTCCATCAGTGTTTGTGTACAATTTTCGATTGTAGAAGCACGTTTAGCCTTTCCTTTGATCCAATTTGTTATTTCAAGAATGTTGGAGATTTCCATGGGAGCCATGTAAGTTCCATCATTTTGAATCACAAATTTTCTCTTCAGAAAGGATGTATCGTCGAGTCGTTTCCAGGGTTGAACAGCACCAGATTTCATTTCATCTGTATAAGTTAAGCCAAAAGTAGCTAAGGCTTCAGTGATAGTAATCTGATTAAACCAGGGGAGGATTTCGATATGAACAGATTTGATATCATCATCACCGTAAATTATATCATTCACGTATTTCCGATAATCACACACGAGTGGCAAATTTTCCTTTTCTTTCAAAGTCAAATAAGCCACCCGCATAGCAATACCGTTAAAAAGTGAATTAATAATCACAGTAAGTGGATTTCCAGATGGCTGAGAATGCGTTTGTCGAATAACATCGCCGCGAACGAGAACGTCCGCATTGCAAATGTGTTCCCACAAAGCGGATCTAATCATCTGAGAATCCAAATCATCACTGTACCATTCATTAATCTTTTCACAAATTTTAACTAGAATTTGCATGGACAAAGATCCATCGAAGTTGGAAAAATCCCCAGCAATCATATGATCACCTTTTTCCAACAAACGATGAGCTACTTTTGTCCATTCGAGAGAATAGGGATTAATTCCCACAGCAATTCCATTATCGATTCGATGCCGCATCACGTGCGCAGCAAAGTCAAGAAAGTATCTTCTAATAGCCAACACAAGATGTTGAGGACAAGCCTCAAAAACTCGCGTTTTGCCAGCATCAACTTTCTCGAACGGTCGTTTTTCGTCTTTGAGTGTTGCCAAAGAAATGGCAGTTCCTCGGATTCCTTGTCTTGATTCTTCAATCAAAAGTTCAACATCGTGTTTTAGTTCTGGATTATCTACTATATAGTTTTCTCCATCACCAAGCCAATGAGTTTTACCTTTCATTTTATTATTCATATTGTACGGAAATCCGGGAGAAGTTGTTCGATTGACAGGTCGTTTGTAAGGATCATTCTCAACTCCCTTAATGGCCTCTTCATAAGAATGAACAATGCCAGTACCAGACGGGGGTAAACCCAAACCGGTAAAAACATCATGTGCAGCAGCATCAAGGTAGTCAGGATTTACCCAACACTGTGTTCCCATCACTTTCTTAATTCCTTTTTCCATAGGATCTACCAACTCACCATCAATCATTACTGGTGTCAAATGAGCAGGTTTAGTGATATGTTTCTGAATTTGGTCAAAAACAAGAGAAGGTCCAAGCTGAGTTTGAAAAGGAGTACGAGGAGGTTTGGTATAACCTAGTGAAAGACAATCACCAACATGAACCAAATTCGCAACTACAGCCGAATCAACAAGAGAATGAGGTAAACGCCCATCTATAAGATAAGAAGGGCGGATATCAAACAATTTAATGTGATCAGCTAAAGCTGTTTCTAGAAGTTGGCGAGTGGTAAGAGCACCAAGAGAAAGAACACCAGCACCACCAGCTACATGAAAACCAATAAGCTTAGTGTGAATAAGATTGTTCGAAATAGAAAGTAAAGCTCCACACATTCCACTATGAGTTTCCAAATCATAATCTATATGATTACCAATAGCAATAGGACATCTACAGCAACTAGGATCCTTGGGACAGGTTCCCGGTGAATGAAGATAATACTCAGTGTTCTTGGTAGACACAGAAAAAGATCGAGGGTACTTTTCTTGAACAATAGTTTTCCCATTGATTTCGTAGAATCCAGAAAAAGTTAAATCTCCTTCATCAAGAAGGGAAATAGAATTTGCATCAAGAAATTTGGAAAGAATTCGAGGTCGACTAGGAACACAAGCGGGAAAACTAATCAAAGCCAAATCCATAGGAGTTCCATCTAGTTGTTTAATCTGAGAAACTTGACACTGGTCAAAAGGAATAGTAACAGCAGGAATAGTGGAATAGGGATTACGAATAATAATTTTGACTATAGGATCAATCTGCGGAGGTTCCATAACAGTATGGGCTGTAGTAATCATGGTGCGTCCAACTAAGAAAACACCATTACTTCTACAAGCCAAGCCATTAGCATCCACAGCTTGAATCCAAACTGAATTATTCAAAAGGACTTGAGTTGTTTGTTCAACTTGAACACGATCACGTTGAGCATACTTACGAGCACCCATATGCATTTCAGTCTTCAAATCAACATAACCATGAGCAAATCTACCCTTTCTAACAGGAGCAGGTTGATTATTATAAACCCGCTGAGCATAACTACGTTGTTTAGCAGGAGCAGGTTGATTATTATAAACACGTTGCGCAATAGGAGATCTAAATTCCTGAAGAATCTCCGCAGCACAACGAATACAGTCCTCATTATCCATAGCATCATACGTATATTCCTTGGCTTTATCACATCTCTCACAATTAAACCAACAGAAACAACCTATAATTCGCATAGAATCTGCATAGGTTTCCACTTCAAAATTCGAATTGGCAAGCTGCAATATTGCACATTTGCCAAGAATACTTTGCGCGACTGGCCTCTCAGTTGACAACTCCTTTCTAATTTCTTCACGCTTGTTTTCGAGCGCTTCTCGTTGAAATCCGAGAGCGTAAAGCGCTTTGCGGACAGCCCCAACACCAGTTCTTTCAAGGAAGTGAAGAAGCATGCATCCATACCTAGGAAATTGCAAAATTTCACAAGAAGGACACTTGTTGCAGGGCGTGTTATCATTAGAAGGCGAAGTAGCAAACTGGCAGCAATACTTACCGTTGAGAGAGGGGTCGCTACAAAATAGTCCAGTGTACCATACTCCAGCTACAGCTACAATAGTAGCACAAACAGATGTTATAATAGCGGAGACAGGTACACTTTTGAAATAAGGATAGACTTTTCCAGCAACAGACTGGAAAATAGAAAGAAGAAATCGAGCAATAGAAATAAGTTTATTACCAGCATTACAAGCCAATTCCTTTAAACTAGAATAAAGGCCAATCATTTGAGCATTACAATCCTTCTTGTATTTATCAAAAAGAGCTTTGACAGTATGCAGTTTATTCTTTTGCTGAGCAAAACTACCAAAACTACCAAATATAGAATCCTCACTACCCAAACTTTCAACAAAATGCTCACCAACAATATCAGCATCTTCACAACACTCAGAAACTTCTTCCAAGAATTTGTCAGGATTAAAAATTTTATCAAACTGAGTAATAATGTCTAATTCAGAAACGGGGGTATCAGGCTTGTCAATACCAGCAACTTTACGAATAGCATCAGCCAACTTAACACCAGTTAGCTTTTTCTTATCATTTACTTTCACAACATGCTTCCAATACTGATCAAAAGTTAAGCTTTGACAACCAGCAATAGGAGTTACAACTGCATTACCAGTTTGTTTATTATTATGAACCTTATACAATTTAAGCCGATAGTGCTCGGTCATAAGAGGATCTAAATCTTCCGGTGAACAATTTTTAAGCTTAGCAACAGTATCAACATCATAAGTATAATAAGGCATTCCCTTATCATCACATCCAAGAGGAACACCATAAGCAGGATCTATAGAAACTTCAGCCCAAATGTGAAAACGACGAAAAACAGCTCCCTTATCAGTAAGATGTTTAATATCAGGATACAATTGATTCGAAGAAGCAATAATAAAATCAGAAGTAAAATTAGAAACACCTTTACTTTTAAGTTCAGCCATCTTAAGATTAAATTGACACGTGTTAACCATATACTCCAACTCCTCATATTCCTCAACAGGCTTCATTTGGGAATCCTTAACATTACCAAAATCATCTAAAAGGACAATTGGTTGTCCAACATAACCTTCCCAATACTCATTTTTAGAACGACGAGTAAAAGCACAAGATTCATACTTAGTACCTCCATCCCTCAAATAGTGTTTGAAAATATTAGCTTTTAAGACATCAGTAAGGACAGTTTTCCCAACACCAGGGTGACCGTAGAGATAAAGAGCAATAGGTTCCACACGAATAGAATGACAGCGAGCAGGACTATGAGAAGCCCATTCAGTTTGTTCCTTCATACGCTTCTGAAGAGAAGTAACAAGATTCTGATTTGAGCGAGAATTCATTTTAGAAGCCTGATATGCATATTCATTCAATTGATGATTAATAGAGAGAATTTGATCAGCAATAATAGCAGAGCCATCAATAACAACTTTAGTCAATTTTTCAACAATTTTAGAAGCAGCATAAATATTTTCCAACTGAGGAAAATTTAACATAAACTGATATTCATCACGAGTTAAACCATAAACAGTAGAATAATAAATTTCAGCAATATAATCAGAGAGCCAAGAGAAAAGATCTTTAACAGCACGAAAACCATGAGCGGCTCTGCCAACATTGGAAAAATGACGAGTCATATCAGAAGGAGAGGGCATATTACCAGAACACAAGAAGGAAAAAATACCACAAATGAAAGCAAGAAATCCTGTAAAAGGAAGCAAATGAGAACTAGAAGTACATGCATCCTTAATCATATCAGTAACCAAAGAGTGAGAAACACGAACCATTTCAACATCATCATCAACAGACTCACCACTGTAGAAAAGACCAGTGGTAACTTCATCAGAAATAGGCTCAACAGAAGCTTCTTTAGGAATAAGAAGCATCAAAGAAGAAAGAGACACACCAATAAGGCGAGCAAGTTGAATAACATGAACAGACAAAGAAAGAATTTGCTTACTAGTAATAGCTTGCCCAATAGAAAACAAAGAAACAAGAACACCAATAAGGTCAATCTCATTTGGAACATCAAATAAAGCTTTAAGAGAAGAACCAGCATCAATCAAATTTTGCAAAGCCGTTTGGGCCATTTCCATAGTAGGACCAACAGTATTTGCAATGACTTCAGCTGAAGTACCGGCATTTCGAGCAAAAGAAAAGAGACCTTCAGCATAACGTTTACCATTGCTGGCTTCCTTACGATTACGCTGACGATCACGTTTCTCCATTTCAACTTGACGTTGAACAAAATTGCCTTGCTTGGCTTGAATTTTACGCATCTTAGCAAGTTCTTTTTCCAAATTGCGAATCTTCAAATATTGAATTTGTTCTTTAGTCATTGGTTTGGAATGAATAGGACCAGGATTAGTTTCAACATCACCAGAGAGAAGCAAAAGAAGTGCAGAATAAGAAATATTAATACTATAAACAGAGCCAGAAACAGGATTAGTAGAAAACCGATCTTCACAAACAGTACGAGTAATAATAAAATCTTTGAAATGCAAGTCAATACAATAAACATCCAAATCCACACAACTAGGTTCTTCAACAAGTTTAAAAGGAATACCAGAACAAGAAGTCAAACGTAAGAAACATTTAATACTATCAAAAGCAGGACTAATAATAAGGTTAGAATAAGGTGGGGAATTCAGAAAAGATCGAATAGTTTGTAGGTCAGAGAAATAATCAAGTTTGAAAGATGCAAAGTAATGCTTGAGAGAAGAAATTTGAAGAGAAGTAGCTTCTTCATAATCAACAAAATCCAAAATACACTGCTTAGCAGCAACAGTAGCGAGAGTCTTAATATTGTACATAGAATAATCGATCAAATGCGCATCTCCATAGGTTTGTTCATTAGTGGACATCATCATGGAATAAATTCGGGAAGAGCTTTCGCACCACTCCCTAACTTAAAATATATTTGGTATAATATCTCCTAGATAAGTATAAAATAAAAAGACATATATGAAATGTAAGTTTCAAGAATAAAATTATATATTTGAATCCAAGTCATTGATAGTATCAAGAAGTAAATGCACTTATGCTTAGATACAACGGTCGGAGAAAAGTCTGGGGATCAATTCTTCTATCATAAAAAGTGTGATCAAAACATAGTCAATAAAAACAAAATCAATAATAAAAATGAGTTTCTTCACTTCAAAGGCTTTATGGGCAGAAGAGAAGCAGTATCAATCATTAGATAAAGATAATGAAATTATTAAAAATGGTTTAACGTCCAGAAAATTTTAATGACAACGATGCGCAACAAATATAAATTATTATAAAATTCAAATACAAAACAAATAATTAAATTAAATTATAGGCAAAAGGAGTCCTTAAAAATATACAATTGTTCACATAGTATTATTGAATCGACGCTTGCTTGTCAATAATAGAGTAGAACAAAGGTTAAAAGATGCACAATTTAAAATGTGTATAACGATCTATGCCAGAGTATAAATGCAATTCTGCGTGGGAACACGTATGTTTAGCCACGGGTACACTAGTCTTACGATAAGTCTGGGGTCGAAGGTTACACGGGAATTTAAATCCCG